TCGCTGACGTTAACACTGCTGGGTACTTTAATGATGCTCTTGGCATGGTTCGTTCTTTGGACGTTATCATTGCTGTTACATCAACAGGTGGTACACCAGTTGTTAGCCTTGTTTACGCAAAGGATGTTTCGGCAACCGCTATTGACGTAACCGATGGTTTAACAGTCACAGCGACTGACAGTGACTAATAGGTTGGGGCTTCGGCCCCACCTTTCTTTGAGGGTTTAATATGGCAGTTTCAAGTACACCATCAAATTCACCAATAGATGTATGTAGTAGGGCTTTGATACTTATAGGTGCAGAGCCTATTGCTTCTTTTGGGGATAATACAAATGAAGCTTTAGTTGCTACAAATATGTATGAAGATATAGCTAGATCTGCTCTTGTTAATTCTAGATGGAGATTTGCAACAAACCAAGTTGTTCTAAACAGATTAGCTGATGCTCCTACTGGAAGATATGATGCAGCTTATCAGCTGCCTAGTGGTTGGCTAATGACTCATTCAGTTACTCAGAATGATACGCCAATCGAATATCAAGTATATAATGATAAAATATTTTGTGATGTAGATCCAACAGCTGTTCTTGTTCTTGATTTTACATTTAGAGTTGATGAGCAGTATTGGCCTTCATATTTTACTGTTGCTGTAGAGTATGAGATTGCAACAGTCTTTGCTGTTAGTCTTGCTAGAGATCAAGGTCTTGCTCAGTTAATGGGGTCGCAAGCTCAATCATCTATGGCAAAAGCAAGAACCTTAGACTCTCAACAGCAAACAACAAGAAAGTTTTCTACTAATAGGTTTATTACTAACAGGCGGACATAATGGAAAAAATACGAGTACCATTAACTAACTTTCAGTTTGGGGAAGTAAGTCCGTCATTAACATCTAGAACTGATATACAAATATATAATCAGTCTGCTCAAAGAGTTAAAAACTTTTTATTAAGATCTGAGGGTGGTTTATTAAAACGCGCTGGTTTAGAAAGCATTTATCAATACGACACAACAATCGATACAAGCAAAACTCAACAATGTAGATTGTTACCATTTATATTTTCTGATGATGAGCAATACATTATTTCTCTTGAAAATGCTAAAGTAAGAATATTTCAGATAAGCCCTAGCACTGGGGATGTATCCTTAATTCAAACAATTACTTCAGACATTGCTTCAGCTGCTTTACCTTTTGATCATGATTATTTGCATGAATATACTTTTGCACAAGCTGGTGATGTTATGTTTATTGCACACCAACTGTTTATGCCAAGACAGTTAGTAAGAACTAGCTTAACAACCTTTCAAGTAGAAACATTTGCTTTTGATCAGAAGTCAGATGCAACTGTGGTTTATCAACCGTTCTATCCATTTCAAACACCAACAATGACACTTGATGTTAGTGCTACTACTGGTAATGGCGTTACTTTAACTACAAGCAGTGCTTATTGGGATACATCATCTCCCTCTAAGCATATTGGAACAACTATAAGATATAACAAAAGTGAAATAGAAATTACTGGTGTAACAAATTCTACAACAGCTACTGGTAATATTCTTGATGAATTAAAGGTAAAGCTTTCACCAAACTCAGTAAGAACTAATGAAGGTTCAAATAAAATTGAAATAACATTTGCTAGTCACGGTCTATCTGTTGGTAATGCAATTACTATATCAGATTCTGGTACTGTTGGCGGTATAAGTGTTGGAAATATAAATGGATCTAGAACTGTAGCAGAAGTTATTAGTGATGATGTTTTTACAGTAACGGCTGGTGGTTCAGCAACAAGCTCTGAGTTAGGAGGTGGAACACCTAGTTATTCTACTCATGCGCCTATAACTAGCTGGGATGAGCAATCTTATTCTAGCCTTCGAGGGTTTCCAGCTGCTGTAACCTTTCATGAAAATAGATTAGTCTTTGCTGGTACATTAGCTCAACCTGATTCAATATGGTTTAGCAAGTCAGGAAAGTATTTTAATTTTGATATTGGCAAGTCTGAAGATAATGACTCAATACATTTAACAGCTGCTGTTGGTGAAGTTCAGCAAATCCGACATATTGTATCTAATCGTGATTTGCAGATCTTTGCTGCATCTGCTGAAATGTATATACCATCGTTTCAAAACCAACCTTTGACCCCAACAAACGCACAGCTAAAGAAACAAACCCCTTTTGGATCTGGTTTTATTAGGCCACAACTTATTGATGGTGCTACATTGTTTGTGCAAAAAGGCGGTCAGATTGCTAGGGAATATATCTTTTCTGATGGTGAGGATGCTTATGTTGCTAACCCAATATCAACAACAGCTTCTCATCTAATTAAGACACCAATAGAAATGAATGCATTGTATGGAGCTTTAGCTAGAGCAGAGAACTATATCTTTGTTTTGAATAATGATGGTACAATGGCTGTCTTTAATTCTAATAGAGCAGAGCAAAGGGCTGGCTGGGTAGAGTTTACAACTGATGGTATTTTTCATTCATGTGTTACTATTGATGATCGAGTCTTTGCTAATGTTGAATATGATTTGGGAGATGGCACAACAAAGATAGTTTTATGTGAGTTTAACAGATTGTTTAATACTGACATGGCTAAAGTTTATAGCGGAAGCAATAGTGTGTTTAATGTTTCTGCTGATTTTAACAATGGTGCTGTTGTTAATGTTATTCATGGAAATAACTTTATTGGTGAGTTTACTGTATCTGGTGGCAATGTAGATGTATCATCTGTTGATGCTTCTTTGACTTTTGCTGAGATTGGCAAGAAGTTTGATGTTGAATTAAAAACAAATCCTATCGATGCAACATTGGGTAATGGCCCTGTTACTGGTATTCCAAGAGGGATTAGTGCTGTATTTTTAGATTTAACTGATACATTGTCAGTTAAAGTTAATGATACTAATTTGTTGGTAAGGAATGTTACAGATGATTTATCACAACAACTAACACCAGTAACAGGTAGGAAAGAATTTAGATTGCTTGGTTATAGTCGAGATCCACAAGTAACAATAACACAAGATGCACCACTTGATTTACAAGTGAATGGATTAGTAGCGGAGTTAATATTCTAATGGCACTACCACTTATATTCGGAGCAATAAGCGCACTAGGCACTTTGTCTGCTGGTAGAGCAGCTGCAAGGCAGCAAGAAAACCAAGCAAAGCAAATGGAAATAGAAAATATTATTTCCCAAGCACAAGCTGTTCAAGAACAAAACCTTTTACAGTTGCAATACGAAGCAGCTTCTAATGTTAATGATGCTATGTTTTCTTTCCAAGAAGGTGAGAAAACAATGAATGTAGCTGCTTTTGAAGAAGCACAAGCTGATGCATTTGGTTCAAACATAGCAATGATGCAAACCCAAGCTTCTTTGGAAAAGAGTAGTCGAACTGTAGCTTCTTTGATTCAATATGAAAAAGCGTCTAACACTAGGAGAGCAGCTTTGTTTAAAGCAATAGGCACTATGGGTAATGCCTATATGGATTTTAAGGCAATGTGATATGAGTTTTATAAAACATAAAAGGCAAGTTACACTATCACCAATAGGCGTAAGATCTTTTGATGATGGTAGTGAAAATGTTTGGAATGCTGTTTCTGAAGTTGCTGAAACATTTAGACAGCATACAATGCGAGATGCGATAGCTAAAGGTAGAGAAGAAGCTGAGAATGCTGCTTATGCAATAAACTCTCAGGCATATACTACGTTTGATGATGAGGGAAAACCTTTAGCATTAAAAGTACCAGAAGAATATGGAAGAATAAGAAGAGAAGTATTCTTAAATATTACTAATCAAAAATATGATCAGATAGTTGCAAAAGATATAAAAAATAAATCTAGAGAGTATGCTTTAAAGTTTCCAGATCCAGAAGCTTACAATTCTCAGATGAAAGGTTTTATTGAAGCTAAGTTTGGTGCAGCTGAAGGTAGATTTAAACAAACTGTATTTAATGCAGCATCTGAAGAAATAGCTGAAAGAAAATTTGATTTAGAAGTAGCTGCTGAAAAACGTAGAATAGAACAACTTAAACAAGATGCTAAATTAAATTATGTAACAGAGCTTGAAACTCTTAATTCTGAAATGAGGGGTGGTCTTTATTATGGTGCAGAAGGGCTAGCTAAATATGAAGAGCAACTTCAGAAAGTTGTTGATGCTGAAAACTTAGCTTTTCAAGTTACTAATAATATAACAGAACATACAAACAACAGAGTAAGAAGACAGAGAATATCTGCTTTTTATGAAATTTCTAAGCTATCAGAACTAACAAAGAACTTAGATCTTGATCAAAAGGAAGCAATAAAATTTGCATTAGGAAATATAAATGGTGCTTCAATCATTGAGAATCAAAATATAAGAGATGAGGTTATCAAAATTGTTAGACAGTTTGATAACTTAGATGTTGGTTCGTTGCAAGAAATGTACTCTGGTAACATTGATATGTATCAGAAGATAGATGATGCAGCTATAGCTCAAGCAAATAATGATCTTTATATCACTTTAAAAGAAAAAAATAGCAATACAAGTGAACAGTTAGCAACTACTGAGTTTCCTCTTACCTCTTTAGATATTGCTATTGATAATTACAAAACACAAAATAAAACACTTTCTAGTAATCCTGATTTAAATACTGATGTTCTTGATGAAGCTGAAGACTTTATTAGAAGATCTTTGCAGGAAATTATTGAGGATATTCCTCCATCTGTTTATGATGAAAATTTAATTGATTCATTAGGTCAAGCATTAGCTTCTAATCAAATACCTACTTTAGAAGATTATCTTCCAGCTGCTATGGATGATGATACTAAACGTCTTTATACGTCTTCTCTTAAAGAGCTTGTTATAGCTGTTGAGGAATTGCATAAAGCAAATATTCCGCAAGATGTTAGAAACAATATTTTTAAAAATCTTAAAAATTATAATGACAATAGAATAAAAGTAGAAAAGGATAATAATTCTAGACTTTCTGCAAAAGAAGCGGCTCTTATAAATCAGGAAAAAATGATTGCAGAAGCTAATAAAGAAGCTTTCGAGCAAGCATTTAATAAGAAAAAAGTTGAAGCACAAATAGCTAATGCAAATGCATTTGGTAAATATGAGACTATGTTTGAGTCTTTGCTTGATCAGAAAAAGTTTGATGAAGCAGCTGAAGTTATGGGAAAGCTTGATGCTGCAATTAACACTGATTTTCTTTCAAACGATCAACATAAAAAACTAGCACAGCTTAGAG